ACCCCATTTCTTCAACCCACCTATTAAATGCTGTTCGCTCTTCCTTGTCAAACTCGTTCTCCAAAGGTGGATATTCATCTCTTAATCTTTCCCACTCACTCTTCAAAGTGTTCATATTTATCCCTCGCTTGAATGTTAACTAATTGGTCAAATAGCTCGCTGCTGATGGATGACTCAAGATACAAATAAATGTCTTCTCTAGCTACATCTGCAAAGTTACCAAGTTTAACCTTATCGTCAACATAACCTAGTGCTTCGCTCAAGTACAGATCGTCTCTATGACTGTCTGGCGAATCCTCTGCTATCGCAACAAACAATTTTGACACTAACGCACTATGCGCTCTTGCTTTGCCAAACAACATCTCTGTTGCTAATTTACATACACCCTCATTAAAAGATGCAGGATATATATCGGTATACCAACTAACAAATCTGTTTAGCCAGATATGTATTGCTTCATCTTGTAGTTCTTCAGATAAGTCCATCAATGCGTCTGCTTTGCTTAACACATCTTCGTTCGCGTAAATAAAGTCTTCGTAAAAGTATCTAGTCATTTGTTTCTCCTTATTGATTAATGATTACATCGTATCACACAATAAACAGAAGTGTAAACTATATTTCCCCAATACGATCTTCGTGGTATTTAATCTGCTCTCTGTACTCTTTCTGTAAGTCCAGTACATCTTGCCTATTAAACTTAGGTGGCTTCCTCCAGGCTAACTTCTGCATTGCCCTTATACGTCTAGCACCGTACATATCTTCCATGTAGATGCGATAGGCTTCCTGTATCTTAGTGGTCTTCATACCATACAAATTGCACCCAGGGCATTGGGGGTGACAATTCTCGATATACATTTTAAATATTAAATGTCGCCTACCGTAAAAATGCCCCCCTTGCATATTCTTATAGTGATCGACCTTGCCGCAAGTAACGCACTGGCAGTACCCAAGATCATCAGATGCCTTGAGCCTTACCAAGCGTTGCATTAACTTCGCAGCTTTCTCTACTTCTTGTGCGATTGTTGGTGCTTTTCGTTTACCCATCTAATGCTTTGTCTCATCATCGTCAGTGGAAGTCTGTACAAGCTCATCGCCAACACCCAGATGACAGCTATTGCACAGCCCAAAGCTAGACCCATCAGAATCAACCCAATACTCAAGAACGATACCGCACTCGCAAAACTGTCGGGTAAGTGTGTAATTTTCGCCTTTAGGAAATTTAATAACATTATCATCACTCATCATTTAGACCATCTATTGTTATTTTGACTCTACTATCTTCACCGTTTTTCTTATGATACACAATAGCTGTCATTGATCTGTTTGCACCGTATCCCGAATCGCTGTGCCACTGGTCAGTAGCAGTCAAACTTGAAAAATGCTCAAATATCATTGTTCCTATCTCTTTAGACATTTGATGGTGTATGTGACCCATGTGACAGTATCTATGCTTACAGCGCGACCATTCTGCATCTAGGTTTGTTACTACAGCCTGAAGAATCTGCTCATGCTTAACTCTGTCTCCGTGGTGATAAACAAAAAGATTATTCTCCCATTCCCAGTGTAGGAACTTAGAATAGTTTTTTAGCACATTAACTCTTGGCTCTCTGTCGTATAACAACTCTAAGCAGCTAGATAAGTGACAAGCCATATCGCTGTCGTGGTTGCCGCGCACATTAATTACTACTACCTCTTGATGCACTTGTAGCATCTTATCAATAATGGTTTGAAATAGTCTGCCAGCAAGTTTAAAGGTCTTTCCAATGCGTGTATCTACATCTACTGGTGTTCCTGCTGTTGTAGTATTAGCACTGCTATCAGCATGAAACAGATCTCCCACGTTGACCAAAACTCCAGTATGAGCATTGCCAACACGACTCGACAATCTATCCACGGCATCAATTAAGACTCTAGTCGCTATCTTCACATCCCAGTCAGCATCGTCTAATTTGGTATCTGAGTCGGCAAGCATCCCGAAATGGTGATCACCGACCAGGTACTGGGCGCAGTAATCTTCATTGACTTCTTTAGGTGCTGTAACAGGCTTTTTAAACCCAGTCAGGTCATCACGCAACCCATCGACCATAGCATCAATCTTTTGTCTTAGGTCGCGTTTCTCTGGCTCTTGGATAACCCATTGCAGGGCGATTGATCCGTCTTCTTTGTATGCAGTTGAGATACGCTTTGCATTAAATCCCTCTGCTGTTTGATGTGTTAAGTCTCTGTGCGGAGCAACACCCTGGCTTGCTGCCTTCTCTTCTAGTTTCTTAATCAACCTATAAGCATATCGTCTATCGCAGTTTACCTGCCTACAAGCCTCGCTTATGTTTGACTCTGTTGCTAGTGCGCTCAATATCTCTTTCTGTCTTTCGGTCGTACAAAACGGTATTAATGTCTCAGGTCTTAGCATTTTAACTCTCCTGTTGTTTTTTTATTTCCGCGTACTCACACTCTAATGGTATTGATAATCTTATTCCTAATTCTATTGCCCAATGATATACCTGGTCTAAGTAGTGCGCCATTTCCCCTTTCTTTAAGTCGCTACTACTTTTGACTTGCTCAGATATTTCATGCTTACCTATCTTATATGTGTCTGTCCCTAGAAATCTTTTCTTTAGCCATATCTTCCAAACTAACTCAGGCTTATCGTGTTCAACCCTATGCCCCTTATTATGCATCTCTTTAGCGATCTCCCTGTACCATATATGGGATAGCGCATTCTGACTAAGGCTTCTTGGGTCTTGGTACTTCTCTAGCTTAACAACTAGGGGCTGAGTAAAGTCCCAATCCATCATGTTATCAATCAGGTATTTTGACCTTTTCTCTACTTCACCCCTGCTGTTAAATCTCACAAATGCTCCTTGGCTCATATAGGCTTTCGTAGCCACTTATTCATAACAGTTTCGCATCTATCCTCAAAAGCACTAGTGAGCTTCTTTCTTGCGCTGTAGTCTCTTCGCTTTGCTTCCCTGACTGGCACTAAATCCCTGTCTGTAACAAAAGGTCTTTTACCTAGCCTATTGGTTATTGCTTTGTATGTGATACCAGATGCTTCTGCAAGTTCGTTGTATGTGTAGAACTGCCCGTTAATTAATACATCACTTTCTGTGCCGTCATATCTTTTTCTTATTCTTGCTGGCATTATAATTTTCTCCTCAAATAGTTTTGCGACATAACCATCGCGTCAGTTTCCAGTCTGCATATCTCTTTTGGCTTTCTCTTGGCTTTGCCTCCACTTCTTGAATATGGTGGATAGAGATCGTCACTTGTGCAGTAGGCTTTACTGTACAATCTGTTTTTAATGCAGTAGTACGTAGAGCCTATTAGTGCAGATAATTCATCGTATGTGTAGTACTTACCATCAACTAACGAATCATGTCTTCCCTTGAACTGGATTCTTCGGGTTTTCATGTCTTACAGTCCCATCAAAGTAATAGCCATATTTACCTATGAAATAGTTAATGGCTCTGTTTTTTGCCTCCACATTTTCAACCCAACTAACATCAGCTAATTTATCCTCAACTGATATAGCTCTACTACTTTGACTCTTAGACTTAACCATGGGAGAGCCGCCAGATTCAGCAGCCCTCTTTAACCAAGAATCAATAAACCTCTTCATGCCACCCTTTGTCTTTCTTTTACCTGGGTTAGCATCTAACCAAGATTCCATTGACATTAGCTCCTGCTGAACCTTAACACCACGCTCTGAATAAGTTCTTTCCCAAGCGATAACATCTTCTGTCTTTGGTTCGTATGTACTACCGTCTTTACATAACATAATTATTCCCCCAATGAATACTGCATTACACTGCAAGACTCATTAAACTTGTTCTTAACAGTAATACGCTTCTTCTTAATATCTATGCCATCTTGCATCATTTCGGAGATTCTAGCCGATAATCGGTAAATACCCAAGTCTATTAATGCTTCACGCCCAGTAATGTATTTATTTTCTTGCAGATAATTATGGATTCTCTCTTGCTGTGTCATTGGTTTTTCCTCTGGTTTGTTAAATATTGCATCGTAATTAGAATCAAACTTAGATTTGTTTGTTGGTCTTTGCTTGCTGCCTTTACCGTTCATATCACGCCTCCATGTTTTTAAATATATGTGAAATAACGTCAACTGTCCAACCGTTGCCTAGCATCTTGTATCTCTGACTGTTTGAAGCACCCACGGTATAGCCGTCAGGAACAGTCTGTAGTCGCTCACACTCTAGTGGTGTTAGCTTTCTGTAATTACTAGTTTGCTGCGGGATTCTTGTGTCTTGGAA